CTTTCCATGACACATACCTCTGACTCCAATCTTAGCAACCTTTGCAATAGATATTACATATGCTGTAAAGGGAGTACTAACATCATGACATCCAGTGGGACATAATACATAACTAGCTGAAGGTAATTTATTACCATACTTTATACTAGAAGTTAATCCCTCATGAACTATGTAATTAATTAAATTTGGAAACTCTTTAATTTTATCTTCAAATTCATTAATTGTTATTTTTGTTGATGTTCTTACTTTAGTATTTTCATCTTCAATAACTTTATTACTTGCGATTATTTCTTCTGACAGTTTATCAATCCACTCATCGTGTATACCATCTTTTTTACTATCAAAATGGTCAGGTTTCATATGTCTAACTACAACTGTACCAATTACATCAGAAATTTCTCTAACATATGGTTTTAAAGAGGAAGTATCTACGTTTGGATTATCTTTATCATAATTTGCAAGAGCTGAAAAGAAGATTCCTTCAAATTCACTATTATTTTGAGCACTTGAAATAACAAAGTCAGTATCCATTTTTATAGAGAATCCAATAGCATCTTCACCACTTTTTAATATTATGTCGGCTTTAGCAGATTTTACTCCATAAGAAGGTTCTAAAATATCTTCAAAATTAGCATTATATCCTTCAGTCCAAGTTTTATTAAACTTAGTATTCAAATGTATTACTGTATCTACAACAGGTAAAATCTGTTTATCTTTTATCTTTTTAAACTTGTCATTAGATTTAATTATTTTGATACTTTCATCTCTAGACAAAACATTGCCTTTTGACAATACGGCAAGATGTAAAATATAGTTTTCAAAGTCTTTAGTTTGTTTCTGAGCTGTCATGATATAATCTCAATTAATTTAAAAAATGGAAAGGGTTAATCCCTTACCTTCACTTACTATTATACAGAATAACGAAACGTTTGTCAAGGCAAAAATAAATTATTTTTTATTTGGTTACTTAGTTATATTATAATAATAACATACTGAATAAGAAATATCAAGTCTTTTCTTAACTAAATTGATACCAATCTTTGAATGAGATTCATAGCAACTGAAGTTGCTGGAATAACACTGCCCAACATAACAGCTTTATCGTTCCAGTAAAATCCTACTGCCGTCCAAGAAATTGCACCAACAATATAAAAAAGTTGGCCATATATGGGCAATCCTGCATTCTGGAGAAATATTCCAAGTACAGCAGCAACTACACCTATCCATTTGAGATAGCTGTCTGGGCCACCAGAAGGTGTACTAGGGGAGACTTCTTCAAACTGTGCCTGCATATCCTCAAGTTCTTCTTGCAGACGTTTCTTTTCTTTAGAGAGTTCCATAGCAAGACTTGCAGCCTTGCCCATCTGTCTCTCTTCTTTATATTCTACTTGAGTGTTATCTTTTTCTTCGGACATAATATAGTTTTATTCTAGTTCATTTTAAATTTTCGGTCTACCATCCTGACTTTACTTTGACCTTGATCGTAAATGTAAGCTTCTTTAATCGGCCCGTCAATATTCTTATCCCAAAAATCGAGAAATCGCTTACAGCGGGGATATTCGGGAACTTGGTCTTCTGTCTGCCACATAAACTCATTCACAACGTGTAAATAGTCTGGTATGTAGTAAACGACTTGAACAGTAGCAACCGTCCATTTGTGTAAAATATAAGCCAAGTTAGTCCTTTCCAGTTGAACCGAATCCTCCATCTCTATCAGTTTTTTGTTCTGGGCGAACATCACTTTTCATAATAATATATGGCAAATCCTTTACCATTTCTGCCTGACATATACGGATTCCATCGGATACAAATTGTTGATATCCACTTATGTTATAAACCATCATATAAACTGGTTCGACATAATCAGAATCGATAATGCCCACGTTGTTAGCAAGTGTCAAGCCTTGTTTCAATGCAAGGCTCGATCTTGGATATAAACGAACAGAGTGACCACTTGGAATGTCAAAAATCAATCCAGTAGGAATCAATGCTCTTTCGTGAGGATTGATCTGAACTCTTCCATCTACTACTTTTCTGTTTCTTTTGTCCAACTGTTCATGAGAATTCATATAAACACTTACTTCTGAACTCTCAGGTAAAAATGAACACATATCAAAACAAGCAGAACCTACCGTAGCACGAAATGGTTCTTTTACTTCTGGACTCGTTTTGAAAAAATATAAATCACTTGTCATTCTCATTGTCAGCTTCCTTTTTGTTTCCTATATTATATTTCGGTGTCAATTCCCATTCATCCTTCTCTTTAAAAGAAAGAATCTTGAGTTGACTCAATGGAACTGTAGGTTCTGCTGATTTTTCTGGTTCTACCAAAGATATTAATTCCCATTCAGAAAGTAAATTAGCAACGGTATTTCTCCGTGCTTCATCATTCTCTGAAAAGTTGGATGTTTTTCCGTCTAATGAAAATAATTCTTTGAAATGTACTATGTAATATTTTCCTTGTTTGTGGAGAATATGACACGATTGAAATAATGTTTTTTCTTTGCGTGATGCAATACCGATTCTTGTGAGGGTTTCTCTTACTTTGAGAAAATCATCGGGTTCTTTTAACTTCACTTCAATCATCGCTTGGATGATAGCTTCGCTCATTTTGTTCCTTTCAAACCACCTAATTCAATATTTTGTCGAATAATGTCTAATTGTGAGTCATCCAGCAATGTAGAATAATCTCTTGCTTTTTCGTAACTACAATTGTAATATTTCTTGATCAATTCAAGAACATCATTATTTTCACGTTTAATCCATTTACCCCATCTTTTTTTGGGTCTTATTGTATTTAGTAAAAAGTCAAACTGAAGTTTTGAATCTAGGTGGTTGCGAAAGTTCATTTCATTAGCGAACAGAGCAGTATCGTGGTTGAAACTTAAACCACGATTTATAATAAAGGAGTTATACTCCTTCTCAAGTATTGGCGTTTCATCAATCAAGTTCTTCTTACCATGATTGATTTGATTTATGAAGTCAAATGGGTTCATACAAACTCACATTCCGACATCAGTTCAATCAGGCATGCGACCAAGTTAATCTCTTGGTCTGCAACAAATGCAGATTTATACTGATAATCCGCGATAATCAATACCGCTTGTGGTATGGAAGATTTTTCCAATACTTCATATAGTTTGTCATAGATTTTACGATAGACAGTAGCAGGGTCATTGTCAACATTAGTAGCAACCCACTTTCTCATGTTCTGAAAATTCTTTTCTCTCAGAGATGAAATTAATTGAGTCAAATTCATTTCACCAATATTCGCTAGAATACCAGAATCGATATTACCAGAAGTTGAATATCTTTGAAGTTCGTTGATTACTCTACGAAAGTCAGGAAAATGTTTGTTGATAAGTTCTGCAACAACTCTCTTGTCGTGAACCACATTCTCAGAGCTAAGAATATGTTCGCATCTTTCCATGAACTTAGATGCTATCTCTGGTTTTTCATCTTTGCCGAGAACAAAATCTACAACCGCACATCGGGAATGTATCGGTTCAATAATACGATTTTTGTAATTACAAGTGAAGATGAAAGAACAGTTATCAGCAAACTTCTCAATGAATCCTCTCATTGCTGGTTGGACAGAATCGGGATTTGAGTAGTCTGCTTCATCAACGATAACAACTTTTCTTGAACTACCAGATAAAGATGTGGTAGAACAAAATTGTGTCATCTTATTTCTGAGAGTATCGATCATTCTACCCTCATCCGAACCATTGATGATTATGTAATCGGAATTGGTTTGTTCACATAGTGCTCTAGCAACAGTTGTTTTACCAACTCCTGCTGAACCAGATAATAAAAGATTGGGAACTTTTCCGTCTTTAGTCAAATCAGATAGTGTTCCCTTGATTTTATCCGATAGAACACATTCTGAGATTGTAGGTGGGCGATATTTTTCCACCCACAATAGAGAATCTTTTGCCATAATATTTCACTTTCATAATATAAATTAAATTCAAATTACTCATCATAGGATGAGTTTGCTTCCAAAGCAATCCAGTAGTTTAAAGTATCGGATTGACGTTTGAAGTGAGATATTCGTTTAGAAGAAAGGCGAACATCATATGTACCCTCCATCAACTTATTGAGATTTTCCATCTTGAATATCATTCGGAAAGTCTTGTCAGTTGAACCAACAGTAGTTGAAAAAGAATCGGATGTTGTATTTCCAGTATCCGCCACAAGAATACGAATTTCACTTCCATCGCCTTGTATAACAACTTCTGGTAATCCAAGAGTGTTAGCGGCATTGATAGTCTTCTTGAAAATATCTTCAGACAACTCAAAAGAAACTTCCGCATCTGGAAAGTCAATTTCTTTCTCAGGTGGAGTCTGAAACATTGAACTACTACCACAATAATGATATGTCGATTCGTGGTTACCGTCTTTTATTGACACACTACTATCCGAAAAAACCAATTCGGGGTCTTTAAATAAAGAAAGAGTTCCAAGAAAACGATTCAGTTCATAGATAGGAAACGTCTTAGGGAAGTCTTCGCTGATCTCAACAGAGGCCAGGATTGTGTTTAAAGGGGATACAGTTCTGAGAGTGCTACCCTCACGAAACTCTAAACTTTGATTGATATTAGCATAGTTCTTCAGGAACGATACTGTGCTTTCACTTAACTTCATTGTGTTCTCCTTGAGATTCACGGTTGTAATGATTATCATGTAAGTATAACATAATAATAACATAATGAGCGACTTTTGTCAAGTCGTTTCTATT